AATGCTAGTGCGCTGAGATCCTCCTTCTCCAATCGTGGAATCTGTTGTCCTCCAAGGATTGTGATTGGTTTTCCTGTCCGTGTTTTTCCTGTTCTTGCAATCGTCTCAATTGCCTCGATGGTGTCAGGAGTGAGCATCAACAACTCCTCCTCGGTCATGTAATTCCGCAGATCCTTCATTGCATCTGATGCCATGATCTGCTGCTGGAGGGTGCGCTTCAGCATCACACGTTCTCCTCCAAACGCCTGCACCGGAAGTTTCTCAGGAAGTTTCTTCCATCCGGATTTTGTGGGTGCCTCTGTCACATTCAGTGCCGCAGCAATTTCCTCTGAGGATTTCCCTGCGGACTTCATCTTGTCTGCACGTTTTCCAAGCTGTGCTATCGATCCTAGCGCACCCAGGAATCCGAATCCCTCTGCAAGTGCTGCTAACTTTTTGGCCTTGAGTCCTACGAATGGATCTGGAGCAAGTAACTGCGCGATGAGGGTCTCTGGAGCATCTGGATCCAATCCCATCCTTCGTGCCAAGTCTGCACTGGTGTACTTGACTTTTGGCACACCAATCTGTTCAGGACGGAGTTCAGGACGTGGTGCCACACCCTCCGGCACCTCCACAGGTTTATCTGGAGGCACACCCGGAGGTCTTGTCCTCAATGCCTTCTCTGCTTTGCCTGGCACGAATGCACCAGAGAAAAGCTCGACTATGTCACTAGGAAGACCATAGGTGCCAGAAAGGATACCCTTTACAACATTGATCTTTGCCTGTTGTGCTAGGTCTGCACGCTTCCGGAATTGTTCCTTAGTCTCTGCCATCTCTAAATGTAATGAACTGATTCTTCAACATTCACCTCAAACCACTCTGGTTCAGGATCCTCGACACTTTTCAAACACTCTGCTTCTAGTTCCTTTTCAAACTTCCTGAAATATTCTGGAGATCCTGATTCAGGAACTGGATTTGATTCTCGATGCAAATAGTGCATGCACTCCCGCCATCCATAGAGCATTGCATCTGAACAGTGATTCTCTAGGTCATCCCTCTCAATGAACCTGCCTTTTTCTTTTTCTGCGAGGTTCCACTCAAGAAGTGTCAGTTCATCTCTAAGAGGCTCAGTAGAAGGAGTCTCTTCAATCAATAAACGTCCTGTCTGAAAATCAGAGTTGATGAGTGTAATATGATCCAATTTCTTTGACTTCTCTGCAGGCCAGACATTCAACTCGTAGCGCTTGTTCAGTTCCTCCACAATCATCTTTCCTAGTCCTCCAGAGTCTGCAACTACACGGACAGGATCAAATCTGTCTACTAAAATGTGAATCTTCCTTGCGATATCTTCTGTTGTAAGCCCTGAAGTCTTCTCGCTGTGTACCACATAAACATCTGGAGAGTCTTCTGAAAATCCAAGAATGACAAATGCAGACGCATCCACAAATCCGAGGTCGATGCCAAGAACAAAGCTTTCCAGGTTGCTGTCCGGACTCGGTTCACATAAATTCCGTGTCGGAGAGAACCCATAAACGAGTGTTTCCTGATCATGTATCCACTCTCCAAGATACTCCCTGCGGAAAACTGGCGTGTCATCTGTCCAATGATTCTCTGACTTCCTCTGTGCAAGCCACTCTCCTGCACGAGGAAGATGAAGGTTGTGAAGCATTGTCCAATGGTGTCTCTCCCATGCGTCATCCACATGGTCAATGTCATATGCATATCCTGCTGCCGACGCACTAGGTGTGAAAAACGCGTTGATGGTTCCATCCAAATCCATTGTTGCTGGTTCTAGAATGTCTACGACCAATGTCCTACATACCGATGCCTTCATGCTTTGGACTTCATCCAAAATCACTGCACCATACTTTGGACCTCTTAACTTTTGAATCTCCTCGTAATCTGTTGCGCCTGCCAAGATGATCTGTGAACCGTTGCTCAAGGTTGCAGTCAGATCATTTGCACGGAACTCCAAGTTTAATCCAAACTTCAAATCTAACTCGTGCAAGGTTGCCCACAAAATCCTCCTTGCGTTCTTCATGCTCAAAGTGATGTAGGGAACCAAACTCCCTGGATACTCTATTGCAGCACATAACAAGATCACTGCGCTCAGATGAGTCTTGCCTGCACGACGCGAACATCTTGCGAGTTTCTTCTTTCTTGGTGAATCAAAGAAAATGCGCTGCTCCTCAAATAAACTCTCTCGCAAAGATTCTGATGCCTCTCTTAAACGAGTTGCCTCAATTTCCTTTGTTCTTTTTCGGGCGACCAGGTTTTCGAGAAGCGCTCGCTGTTGTGGATTTAGATCCAAGTCGTGCATCCGCTCCCGACGTGTTCCGCGCTTCTTGTCCCGAATGTCTGGACGCTTCAAGTGCTGCTTTCCTGCGCTCATCTTCTCTTGTCCATTCTAACTCTGCATCCATTGAAAGATATCCGGCGATGTTCGAGATTGGAACACACACCTCTACTAACCTTCCCTTTAATCGCTCAGGCATTCCACGAATGGTTAAGACCATTCCGTCAAACTCCATGTCCAACTCGTGGTTGTGACTCTTGTAGTTTAATCCTTCAACCACGTTGTAATGTGGAATACTAACTGGTTTTATAAACTGAACTCTTCCTACTTTCATAGCCAACTCCTAAATGGATTCCAGATCCATTTGTGGGTTTTTGTGAAAAAATTAAGTGCAGGTGTTCTCCAACTGACCTCACACTCCTCTGGAGACTCAGGTAATCCTGTTTCTGATAATAATCTCTTGCCCATGCCCATTCTTCTGAAATTAAATTTTATAAATAAAAAATGTAAACATGGAGACTCCTCCTCATAACACACCCATCCCATGATGTGATCCTCGTCCTCTGGATTGCATAAAACTAATACATGGGTTTTTGGAATTAAGGTTTTTAGGAGTGTGCGAGATTGTGAGAGGAGGAGGGTACCGGGTACCCTCAGCCGGATGGGTGGTCGTCCGCACTCCGAGGTGAAGATCGGGTACTGGAGACCGCTCCTGAGCCAGGAGTCGAGGATCATGGGCAGGTCTGCATCCCGATAGCCTCGCAGCAGCGGCTGCTCTCTTTTGTCGGTATATTTGACGGTACATTTTGCTGCCATCCTCGTAAGTCACTGATATCATTGTTTGCGTGGCGGAATGTACATCCGCCACATTGGTTATCCCACGACTTCGTGGTCGGTTGACTCGATTACTGGCGATGACTCCAGGACTTTCGCAAGTTCTGGGTCTGCTCGAACCTCAGAGAGTAATTGGCTATCGCTCATCTTGGAAACAAGAGAGACACTGTGTGCCGTAACATCCTTCCAATTCTCCGGATCTCGATTCTTCAGAAAGAATATTTGCGCCGGAACAGATCCATTCTTCGCACTTTCAAACAGCGCATTTGTAACGGTTCCAATACCCTTTGCCTTGCCCAGCTTTATGGCATTACCAAATGCACTGAAGGCTCGTTTCTTCTCAATGAGGGTCTTCTGAACTATCCCTAAACACGCACTAATCTGCACCTGATTAAGACCTTGAGCTGCTAAACGCTCAGTTTTCTCCAGTATTTCAGGAGTAATTAGAAATGCTGGTCTACCCATCTTCTTCTATCAGTCTATCAGTTTCTAACTGATTCTTTTCAATGTGATAAGCTATGTGATCATCTAGCCGTTGTTTCATTAAAGCCTTAGCTTTTCTTTGTCTATTCAATTCTCTTGTCTCTTCTCTATAGTATTTACTAGGCACTATCACTCTACTTCCACCGCGCACATGAAGAACACCAAACGGGTGGAGTCGGCTGAAAATCTACTTGCCAAACTCCCTCGCGCACATGAGGTTCCTCGGCTGAACGGTCTAATGATCATTCATATCTCCAGAGGCGTTCGCCCAAAAGGGCAGGTTCGGACGGCTTTCACCCTACCTGACTTTAAGTTTACGTTTATTACGTTTAGGAAGTAATCCTTTATTCAAGCATGGACTAGCTACAGTCTTCAACACTATCTACACCCTCTTAGATATATATATACACACAATGCTAGTAGAGAGAGGTATTATTTCTTCTTAGAGAACCCATAGGAACCTTTGGGTTTTCTTGTTGCTTTTGAGACTTTCCTACGTCCAGCAGCGCTCATTTTCTTCGTGGATTGCTTCCCTCTTTTAGCACCGAGTCTTTCATCAAGACGTGCATTATATCCCTGCTTTTTTGTTGGCATGATCATCTCCGTTGGTTGGTATTGTGGTGAGCGCCGGAGTCCGGACTGTTCTTCCTCCGACGCTCGTTGGACGAACAGGATCCAAGGCTCAGGTTACTCTGGAGTTTCCACTCGATCAAGCACCGGCAGGAGTTTCCTCCTTAATCATGGAGATTTCAACGGATCTGGCGGTATGACTGCACTGAGTACAGTATGGATCAGTTCGAGTTCATCCTCTTTCTCATGGTTGAGGAGTGCAATCTTCGGCTGCGGTTCCATGGTTTTGATCACACCTCCCTCATCCAGAAACATCCTGACTGCATCCTTCACTTCATCTGGTGTTGGATCTGGCTGTTCTTCTGCCTTATGCTTCGCCAGGGCCACTGCATTCCGATGTCCTTGGAGTTGTGCATCATTCGGTTTGATTTTCCTTCTTCCAGAGACATTCTTTGTTGCACAGGCATGGCTACAGTATTTCTGTTTAACACGGTGTGCAGGAATCGTGTAGGTCGCCTGGCATTCCTCGCAGACCTTTGATGTCATCTTGCGGATTCTAGGCATTGTAGTCGCGTAGGTTGTTGTTCACGTCCATACCGGTCCATTTCCCAGTCCTTTTCAGTTTTGCAATTTCAGTTATCATCTCTTTTGTGGTAGGGAAATGCCCGTATTTCTTTTCAAAGTCTTTTTCGATCCCTAAAGGGTACTTCCTCCGGAACCGATCCTCTGCACTCAGAGGGTGTGTTCTATCAGAACGGCACTCCATCTCTCACGTCCTGCTCTGGATCCTGATACCTTGGCTGTGCCTGGGCCTGCTGAGGTTGTGCCTGTGGCTGTGCCTGTGGATCCTGTGGTTTAGGTTCCCACTGGTCCTTGTAGGCGTAGTGCGTTTTGCCCTTCTCGTCTGGCTGCCGACGTGGTGCAATGACAATCCTCACCCATCCCTCGGCGTTTGCATGCTGGCTCAATTCTGCAACATTGAACGCAGCATTTATGAGTCGTCCTCCGTTATCAAAGATCTTCTCTTTGATTGCACACTTATTGATGTATGTTTTATCTGCCATCTTCTTCTTCTCTTCATACGGTTTGGAAAAGTGCCTTCAGTTTACTCCGAAACTCCGGAGGCATCGGCACTGTTTTGCGCTCCGGTTCAGGAAGCGCGAGGGCATCGGACGGACGCTCTGATGCTTTTGGCTGCGGGTAATTAACAGATGCATTGATGATATCTGCAGCCGTTGGATACCACTGAGAGTTCCTGACGTGTATTTGAAAACCATCTTCAATCTGCCAGGGTGCAAGCTGTCTCAGGTTCTTTGCCCACAGTCTGAGTTCTCCTGATGTTGTTGCTCCCAGGCGTTGCATCTGAGACTTGTAGTTGACTTCACATGCTTTCAATCCTTGCAACAGTTTCTCGTACTGTGCATGGGTCATTGGGATCTCAGGATCCTCCATGCGCTGATGCTGCGGATCTGATGCGGTGAAACTCTTGGTCGAGTACGGATTCATGGTGTTCCTCTGTTTGGTTACTGGTTTGTTCAGATTGATACTGTTCAATCAGTTCATTTGTGGGATTCAAAAAGGTGCTGCCATGCTTGGTTGGATAGTTGAATTTCCTGCATTCCAGTAAATAATTACGAGTTGCCACGTTTATTTCCTCCACGCTGAAGGTCATCCTGCAACTTTTATAGTTGACCAGCGCCTTTGCTCTTCCTCCTGGAGGTGTAGCAACCGCGTTTTTATAATTATCCCACCAAACATCGAACTCAGGATCTCCAGATCCCTCAGATTTCTTCCGAAATCGGACTATTCTTTTACTTACTAGATCTCTAGTTAGTTCTTGTTTGTGGCTATCCTGCTGGTCAGACTGTTGGTCGCTCACTGCATCATCATCCTGATAATCGCTGTAATTGCAGATGGTTACGACCGAATACTGCTTGGTCGATTCGATGGACAAATCCTTGGTCGCTTTTTTTGACTCCAAAAACGTCCGTATTTTCCTCTCACTTATACCTGTATCCTCTGACATTTTATGCCTGCCGGTAATAAAACTTCCGCGCAGGACTTTGACCATCTTGCCTCCGTGAGTAATCACCTTATCCTCGTGATTTGCACGCAGCAAACAGTAGATCCAGAGCTTCAAATGCTCCGGCTTTTTAAAGCATTCTGAATATAATAGTTTCCGATGGAGTTTGATGTAGCTCATGCGCTCCCTTTATCTGCATATACTGCTTCCCGGTTTAGGAACTTCAGCAGACCTTTCTTTCCTCCTGGCACTTTGAAAGATTGCAAGTTCCGCAAAAGAAGATCCTCCCAAGCTTTCTCATGTTTTTCTCCTTCTGGGAATGAAGATGATGCGCGGAACTCGTCATACCGGTTTTCCTTATACCATGCCTGTAATGCCCATAATGCCTCAACTTTAGTTGAGAACCACTCGAAACCTACGCTTTCGCAGATGTTTCGGCAATAATGCACTCTATACAACATCTTCCTCCGTTGTCCGTAAATCCATTGTAATTCCCTGCGTCTTCAGTGTCTTCCTCAAGCGTCTGAAACGCACTCCTAGCATGTAGCGCTCATGTCTCTCCTCACGTAGTCCATCCTCCAACTCTGAGAGTCTGTGTTTCAGCTCCCAGATCTCATCGCGGAGGCGTGAGACATCATCCTCCACACCCTCAAGTTCCTTATCCCAGAGGATCTGTTTCTGACCACCCTCTGTGGGCATCAGGCTCTTGAACCAGTTGATGATGACAATCATGCCTCGTCCTCCTCACAGTCGGTGCAGGTGTTACTATCATCGGATGCAGGAGAGTCGAAGACCTCTCCACAAGACTCGCATCTCTTATCGGTGTATCCGTTGTATTCTTCCGGAGTCTGGAGGATCCATGCGTCGTAGTCCATTGTGTCCTTTCAATTAATCTGTAAACCCGCCCGGCACCTTTGCCTATGATCTGAACGCTGGCAATGTATCAGACCAGCGCTCAGGCGTATCGGTTACCGCACCGTTTTTTGACCTGGCCAGAAGTACACAAACTGGCGGCCAAGGATCGACCGGCATGACCGGACGGGCAATTTCAACGATATCGGTTGTGTAGTTTTTTGGCCTCCGAGAGAATCGCATCTCGATCCATCTCCAGCCAATTCACTCTGAGCTTCGCAGCAAGTAAATACTTCAGATACCAGTCGCCAAGTTCACGCTCTGCAACTCTCGCAAGTTCCAGTGTCGTGATGTCTGCGGCTTTTTTACTATGCTGCCGCTCTGCAATCAGAACCTGTGCAGAGCGCAGGAACTTAATCTCGCTTGCAGTCGTGTGAGTGTTTGAGTTATCCGTTCTCACAACAGCCCTGTCTGTGCCTGTGATTCTGTTTCCACCTGATCTTCTCCGATCAGCGTGTCTGGATCAGGAGACTCATCAGGAGGATCCGAGATTCCATCAAACGCAATCGCATCAAGCTGATCTTTGAGTCCTGTGGAATCATCCTCCGGAGTGATATCCCGCGCACCACGCTCGTAATCCTCGGCACTCATGTTCGCAATCTCCTCCACTGCGTAGATCCCAGAGAGTACATCCGGAAACGCTTCTCTTGCTGCGAACATTCCTGCACGCCAGTACAGCATGTTGGCAGCGTAGAACGCCCACGAGCCGGAGGACTTCACCAACCCGGCCTGCTTCGCATCATCCATCGAGAATGTCCTCTCAGTCTTCACTCCCTTCCTCGTGTAGATGACTGTGCAGGAGTAGGGTCGTCCGTCCTTCTCCTCACGCTTCACCCGTGGCGGCTTGTCTGCATGTGGCAGCACCAATCCCATGGCACTGATTGCCTTGAAGTGAGCGGATCCCTGTAGCGGATACAAATTCTGGAGACTGTGAACCGGAGTCCATCCGTATCTCCTGCCGATTTGAATCGCAGTGAATATCGCCTCCTGACTCTTCCACATGCCGGAGACTCCGGACTTGGCGAACGCGGTACTCATCCTCCAGTCGTAGTCGATGAGACGCGTCTCATACTCCAACTCATCGATCTTTGCGGCAACTGCCGGAGATGCCGTGACTGGTGCTGGTGCTGTGGGATTCATCGTCTCCCTGATTGTTAGTGATGATGTTTCATTAGGCATAATCGTAATCCTGTCGTATCCAGGCAGGTACAGGAAGCACACGCTCATCCTCACTGTAACCTGCGTTTCTAATATGCTCTTGACTAGACACATTCATTTGCATCCAGTCACAGTAGTTCTGAAGGTTTTGACGGTAGATTTTCCGTCCAATCTTCAGCCATTCGTCGGCAGCATGAACTGCCATCAAATGCGGTGCATCTCTCTCCACCGCAATCCAGGAAAACCTCGCAGGAGGTGAGCCCAAAACAGTCGCGATCACGTCGTAATAAAGTGCCGCTTGAACATGCAGTCCATAGTTGCCGACGTACTTGGAGAACGCCTCCTGCTCTGCCACTCCTTTGCTCACTGTCTTGAGGTCATAAAGATGGACCGCGGATGCGTCCACCGAGAAAGGAACTCCTCCTCTGACTGTTGAGATCTTTTTATGGTCATCAAGATCCTGATACCAGTCGATCCTTGCTTTGCACTCAACACCCTCCAGGGTTGCGAATGCAGACACTTCCGGATCTCCGAGCTTGAGGATCCTTCCTATCAGAGGATGCTTCCGGAGTGCTTCGGCAATCCTGAGTGCAAGCTGGTGATCCTCCTTCTTCCAGCCTGCACGCTTCTCATACGGATGCCTGAGTGCGAGCTGCTCATCCTTGAGCGCCTCCAGAGCTGCGGCGTGGGTTAGCGTCCCACGATGCATACCAGGAGTCTCCGTCCTTGGATCCGTTTCCTCATGTAAATACGACGCGATTGTCCGCATCGCCTTTACCTGTGTTGATCCTTTTGCAGGATGCCGATGATACTCGTCTGCGTCCATCCTCTTAACTATTGAGTTTTCCATCCAACTCCTCTGGCATTTTCATGCCGCGTAATGTGTATAAAAACCTCACATATTCAGTCTCTGTGAAGTCGTGTCTCCGGACGCAGCAGGTTGAACCGTTGAACAGTTCATAAACCTCATACGTCCAGTTTTCTTCCTCGTCATAAAAGGCCACATAGAACGGAAGTCGCGCACGCTCTGCCAGCATCCGTAGCACGCTGATGGCAGACTTGAAGATGATGCGAGGAACCTGATTCCCATTCCATTCACACCGTTCTGTTCCTGCGGACCAGCGCTTGTACTCGATGAGCGCCTTCGGCTGGTTGTAGGAATACTCACAGAGCAGGAAATCCACATCAACCGCAGGAACTTCAAATCCATAGAGGCGATGCCTCAAGCCGAGCGGGTTTGCATCCGCGTCGCTACTCTGCCAGGGTTTTACTTCCATTTTGCAGCAGTTGTTTCTCTCCGGAGGCACCCGCATGACCGAGTGTTGCCGCTCATCACGTTGTCCACACGTCCTGCGTACTCCTCTCCACAGTCACACTCATATAGATAAAGAGCCTGTCCGCGCTTATTCATGCCGAGGTATCGCACAGGCGTGAGCCGGGTTCCCGGAACCTTGTTACGCTTCATAGGTGATGGACCCATCGTATGCCCAGAACTTCGTGGCATGGATTGACCAGATCACCGAGTCCTCTGGATAGAGTGCGTCGCACCATGCCTTCACGAGGTTGTCAAGATCCGGACGGTTGAGGTGAGGAGTGCCATCCATGCGCTCCTTCTTGACCGTGCGCCATGACTTCGGCATCGGCATGTTGAATGAGACGGACACCGAGACCGCAGAATATTTGAGAACTGGTGTCACGTTGCGGACCTTCAACCGCACCTCGTCACAATACGCCCGGTACTTCACGACGCACGGACGCTGCTGCCATTTGTCACGTTGCGTCATCCTCGGCTTCGCAACCGGAGTCACTGCGATGCGCACTCTGCTGCTGTGGTCATGGAATCCTATCTCAGGTACTTCCAGTAGTATTGATAGTGCTGATATTGACCCTCCATCGCGTCGGAGTGGTGATCCTGTACTGGCTTGCTGGCAACCACCGCTCGTGCTGCTCTGCGAATCTCCGACTGCTGTGAAACCACGGCTTCCAGGTCCACGCTCAGACTCTGCGGCGCAAGGTGCCTGACCTTTCTCACTACCATTGCTCATCTCCATGTGTTAGGTTGAATCTCGTCAGATACGCTCGACTTCCAACTATCATATTCCTCGGAAAAAGATAGTGAAAGATAAAAATTGTATCTTTTGGTAACAGACCAGGGACGGTCCTACAAAGGAACTGCAAAATGCCGTCCAAACAACACGCATACCTCCGAGTTTCCACCCGCTCACAGTGTTCCAAAACAGGTCTGGACCGTCAGTTAGAATCCATCCAGAGCTACTGTAAACCACTAACATCATTGACAATCTGGAGAGAGGAGGGCATCTGCGGATCCCTGGAGAGCCGCCCGGCACTGGATGCAATGCTGGCAGGCGCGTGTCCTGGAGATGTTGTCTACATAGAGGATCTCTCACGTCTAGCACGGGAACTCTCTGTCCAGCTTGCAATCATCAAAAGACTCTTGGAACTTGACCTCAAACTGATCTCTGTCTCCACAGGAGAGGACGTGACTGCTGCGATTTCTGAGGATCCGATGACACGTGCGATGATACAAATTCAGGGAGTGTTCGCAGAGTTAGAGAAGTCCCGGCTGTGCGAGAGGATGAAACGAGGACTGGACCTGATGCGAGACGGAGATCGGAACCCTCGCAGGACTCGGAGTGGAGGTGTCAAGGTGGAGGGTGCCAAGCGATTGACCGAACGGCAACCAGGACTCCTCGATGATGCACATGCACTTAAGAACCGTGGAATACCGAATGCACAGATCTCCCGTGATCTGCACCGTATGGGCTACCGCAACCGCGTAGGAGAGCAACTCTCCTGCACTGCCGTCGCACGGATCCTCGCCGAGGGTTAGAGTTTGAACTGATCAGGCAGGTGAAATTTGAATGCTCGTCGTGCGTCTTCAGAGATCTCATTCAGACCTGCTTTTGCGTGTGCTTTCGCTTGCTCTGCTTTGAGATTATTATCATCTGAATTGACAAGATCCCAGATCGCCTTCGCAGCAAACTGCACCAGTTCTTTTGCGATTAGTGTTTCAAGTCCAGTCATTTCTTCTTCCGTATTTTAGTTCCATGTTTTTCTTTCCAGCGCTTGTAGATCTTCGGCTTATTGATCGCCAGATAACTACGTTGTTTCCGTGATTTGAACGGCATCAGTAACTCCAGGTCCACGGACGGTTTTCAGTGAGATCGTCAAAATGGAGGAAGCGCTTTCTATGCGGGCCTTTTTGACTAACACCGATCCCAGTTATTCCATGCCTGAGTGCTATCTCCATCAACCGGATTGCGTCACTTCCTGAGATCAGAATATCAACGGCATGCCCGGTGGTATGCGGTCCATGATACCCGGTTTTTGACACGGTATTATTGTACTCCGGCGCTCTGAATCCACTACTTGGATAGAGTGGCATCCCAAAGTCTTCTCTGATCAACTGGAGCTTCTCAAGAAACGCAGGATCCATCTCACATCGTCCTGTTCCACGGCACCTGAACTCATCGACCGTGAAGTTTTTTGTCAGATATTTATTCATATAATATATTCCGAAAAGCAATGGTGTCGCAAGCAGAAGTTCACGCCTTTGTATCCTCTTCGAGCAGAAGAGCCTTTCGACACACCTGGACGAGTTCGTTATCGACCTTCGATTCGGTCTGCTGCGCGAGGTGTTCGAGGATAGTGAGGATAAATTCTGCGACAAATCGTTTCGTGGTCAGTTTCTGGAATACCTGGGATACTATTTTCGCGCTCATTTCATTCCATTTGTTTCAATTCTTCGGGTCTCTTTATCGTCGTTATGTTCGGTGCTATCGAAAAAATAGGAGATCACGGCATGGACGACACTGATGAGTCCGCCGAGCATGGTCGCCGCAACAGTTTCCATCGCAGGGTCGATCTTTTGGAAAAACACCAACAGCAGCAAAACGCTGAAGATGGAGAGAACCAAGAATGCGAGTGCAAATCGTACATACAAACGCACCCGATTCAGGCTGAATCCACTATCCTCGTAATCGTTCAAGTTCTCTTGAGATGTTTTCGAGTTCGGCACGCTGCTCGGCTAGATGGGAGTTGGTCTTTTCCACGAGGTCGAAGACACGTTCTTCAATCCGTATCCGGTCTGCCCGTGCCTCCTGAGTTGTTGTTTTAATCCACCATCCAAGGACAATCAGTCCGATTCCTGCAACTCCCTGGGAGAGGAGGATCTCTGCAATCTGGTCGGCGGTTTCTCCACTCTGTGGTTCGATCACAGGCACTCTGGAGTAAGTGAGGTCTCGATGTTCCTCGGCAAGCAAAATCGTGTTCCCGGAGGTGGTACTGCACCACAACAGAGTGAGGACCACCATAAGGTTTATTCTCATGCGACTCCCTGCATTGGTGTTTTGATCAACCTGTCCAGATCCTGCACCTTATTTGTGCGTAGCTGGAGACCCTGACCCTCTGGTTGCCGGAAGGTCTGCTGAAACCCTGAGATGTGTGCCATCCCTGCACCGATTGGTTGTTGCACGAAGGTACTCAAGGAGACCTCCTGTGGAAGTCTGATCTTTGGACTACGAACTGCCATTGCCTTGAGCAGTGCATCCTGCATATAACGATACAGATCTGGATACACCTGTGACAAAGTCCGGACATGTTCAGGAGTCAGTGATCCGCGGGAGATGTGCCGGAGTATTGCGAGTGGTGAGTTGATTATTTCGTTGTATGCCTGCCAGTCCATCAACTGCTGGTTTGATGGATTATATTTATCTGGATCGAAGACGACACTATGCCCTGCATTCGGATCCGTAGGAATATTCTCGTAGAGAAATGTCAACCCGCGAACAATCGTTGATTGCAGGTACTGAGTGAGATCAGGATTTGCGGTAGGGATGGCGGGAACTGCTTCTTGCAATCTCACAAAGAGGGATTGCTCATCTCGCATGATCTCATTGAGCTGATTCCTCTGTTTGCGGAACTGCTGAAGTGCAACTGCTGGAGTCTTTGGAACAGGATAATTGGTGGATAACCCTGCAACCTCAAGTCCCTGCACAACTTTGTTCGCACCACGTCTGATTCTTTCTGTCGTGATGCCAACATTGTTGAGGAGTTTTCCATAGTCTGAAATGGAATTTCCCACTCGTCCAAGCAGGAGCATGCCGTTGTCCTTCAGAAACTTCCGTGCTAGTGCGCCTGCTGCAAAGGATCCCACAGCAGACAATCCACCTGTGACTGCGGACTCAGTTCCCAAGATCAGTGGACCTGCCGCACCAAAGGAGCCACCAGTCAAGAAGGTGGTCAGAGAAAATATATTATTGACATCAGCACGTCTGGTTGCACTTGCAGAGAGGTAGTGAATGTCTGCGAGATCCCGGTAGATGTTCTTTGCTTCCTTGAACTCCTGGAGCAGTGCTTTGTTGCCTAGGCGGTCTCCGAGTTTCTTCTCCATGCGTCCAAGCGCATTTTCCGATTCTTCTCGGATGATGTATGCCATCTTTTGGAAGAGATCAAACTTCTCCGGATCGGTGTTCTTCCTGTAGTTTGCAAGTTTCTGGTAGATCCTCTTCTGCACCTCGGACTCAAGCATATCAAGTTTTCCACCTGCGGCTTCAAACGCAGCAATCTCTCGCTCTGCCTGCTTGATTCCACGTCTTGCCGTTGGAGACAAAACCTTTCCTGAGTTGAGTTCCTTGTCTAGTATCTCCCGACGCATTCGTGCGGAGACCGTGACAGGATCAAACATCTCATCGGCAACCTCTCGTCCCAGGTCTTTCTGTGCCTTGGCAATCTCCTTCAGAATCCTGCTGATCTCTCCTCCATAATGCGGGAGCAGTT